TCGAGATCCGCGCCGCTCAGATCCACGCGGCGCTCAGATCCACGCCGTCGAGATCCGCGCCGCTCAGATCCACGCCGTCGAGATTCGCGCCGCTCAGATCCGCGCGGCGCAGATCCGCGCCGTAGAGATTCGCGCCGTAGAGATCCGCGCCGCTCAGATTCGCGCCGCGCAGATTCGCGCCACTCAGATTCGCGCCGCGCAGATTCGCGCCACTCAGATCCGCGATTACCTTTTCTGTGCCGCCTAAAAACTTAATGAGCATAAACTCTACTCCTATTGTTGAATTGAACAGATACCGAATTGCCCGCTATCGAGTTAATAGGCGAACACTTGCGACGGTGTGGCGACGCGCTCAATCGCGTAGCCCAATGCTTCGATCCGCCGCAATTGCGCGGCCGAGAAAGTCCGGACGCCGATCAACTCAGCAAACTGGCGAGCGGTGTCGTTCCCAGGGTAGGCTTTGTCGGAGCCGTATACAGAGCGGATGTGGATTTGGACGGTGTTCATGTGGGGTCTCCTTAAGGGTTGATTAACTATTCGCCGCGAATCAATCTCTCACAGTTTGCCTAGCGATGCAAGTATACCCGCTCAATTTCATAGGTCGGGCATGGATCTTCGTGCTCTGGTAGCAATCCCGCTGACCATATGCGGTTATCAACCCATCGCTCGCCGGCCTCAATCGCGGCCGTCTCAGATTCAAAGTGACCGCGTATTTCGGCGCGCGTGCCATCGTTGCGGTTAACCCAAAGCGTGAATAAGACCATGTGTGCATCTCCTAAAAATTGAAAAAGTGACTATGCGGGTTATCGGACAGTGCGCACTCGCGCGTAGCGACCGATCAACGGCAGCGCACTGACCGCATCAATCTGCTCTTGGTCTTGACCATCAGTAACGTCAAAGCCGTCCCGGGCCGCGTACACCAGATAGCCGTCGTCCCCATACGCCAAGCGATACACGCTCTCATACTCCGCGACTTCCATGCCGGTCTCAAGAGTCGCAGCAGCGCATGCGGCCTCCGGTGAGGCCGCTTCGCCCACCCACCATACGGCCCCAGAGCTATAGTCAATCAGCGCAAAATTGTTCATGTGTGCATCTCCTAAAAATTGAAAAAGTGACTAATTCAAACCCCGCAGCTAATGTCTCACAGTTTGCCTGGCGATGCAAGTATTTTCGTAAACTATTCGCCATTATTTTTTAGCGGGAATGCGTAGAGTTTCGGCGCGCGGTCCAAATCGCGGCCAAACCGGTCGAGCTCAACGCCGAGCGATTCGGCCGCGGCCGCCATCAATTCCACCGGCGCTGTGTCCTCGCCCAAATCCGCCTCAGCCTGCTGATAGGCCGCAATCTCCGCCGGCGTCCACTGCCTGGCATGGCCATCGCCGCGAGCCACTGCGGGGAGCTTCTTTTTGCACTTCCACATCTCGCCGCCGCAGCGCTCGATGGCGAGCTTGCTCTGATCCACGACCACCCCCCGCGGCACACGGCCCGGGGCTGGCCATTCGGGCGTCGAGCCGTCGGCTGGCATCCAGGTGCGCATGATTTCGACGACATCGTTCAGACTCATACCGCAGCGCATCCGCACCGAGGCGACCGTCGGCCGGATGCCATGCTGCTCCGAGTAGAGCTCCTCGGCCGCCGTAAAAACGCGCTGGCGCATGGTGTCCCACCGCTCGGAGTTGCGTTTCTCTTTCTGTAGGGCTGTGATTTCGTACTTAAAAGCCCTCTGCTTGTCCCGAAGTTTGTCGATCTGTTTCGCTATTTTGGCAATCTCAGCCTCGTATTTCTTCACTGCCCACGTGATGTCGGCCATCGGAATCTCCGTAAGTGATTGATTGTTGCATTGCAAATTGGAAAAAGTAGGGGTTGCAAAGGTCCCCTCTCCTAATCCCTTATCAACTGTATCGTATTATAATTAATAGAGATACACATCATATTATATTACGCACGGGTACGCGCGCGCGTAAAAGCAATAAGTGTGCCAAGTCTGAGCAGATTGGGGTATGAAATTAATTCGGAAATCGGTATTAATGTGAATTTTTGGGAGGTAATGAAAATGATTACCTCGGAGGTAATAGGGGCGATTACTTGAGCGGCTTTCATACCCGCTCGCGTTTACATTCATACCTGGCCGCAGCCGCTCGCCATGCTGGCCGCAGCCGCTCGCCATGCTGCGTCGCCGCGAATGTAGGACTAGTCCTACACAAAGATCAGTGATTGTCCTACAGGTGTAAACTATCTCAAGATATTGTACAGCTCGCCAATATGTGCGACACTGGCTCCACGGTCAAATCAACGTAGGAGGCAGCCAAATGAGCGATATCAGCGACGCGCCCGCGCCAGGGCCAGCGGAGGGCGGTGACCTCGAGCCAGCCGATCCCCTGGAAAATCCGCCGGCCGCGCAGGCTTTTTCGACCCCCCCGACCCCCCCTTTGCAGCAAAAGGGGACCCGCGCAGTACCGGTCCCGCCCGCCATCTCCCCACACGCCATGTCCGCCTGCGCATACTTTCGCACCAGCTCGGCCAGCAACGTTGGCGAGGATAAGGATTCCTTGAAGCGCCAGCGGGACGCCGTTTACGCCTACGCGGCGGCTCATGGCTGGCGGATCGTGCGCGAGTACTACGATGCGGGGGTGCGGGGTGCCGATCCCGTCATGGCGCGGCCTGCGTTCGCCGAGATGCTGGGTTACATGTTGGGCAACGGTGCGCGCACGGTGCTGGTGGAGAACGCCAGCCGGTTTGCCCGGGATTTGGTCGTGCAGTTGACCGGGCATAGTTTTTTGAAGGCGAAGGGGATCGAGTTGCTGCCCGTTGATGCGCCCCAGCATTTCGTGGATGAGACGCCGACCGCGATCATGGTGCGGCAGATTTTGGGTGCGGTGAGCGAGTTTGAGAAGGCGAACCTAGTGGCGAAGTTAAATGGGGCGCGGCATCGCAAGCGGCTGGCGGGTGGTCATTGGTGTGGGCGGCGGCCGGTGCCGAAGCGGGTGATCGAGCGCGCGCGGGCATTGGCGGCGCGCGGGCTGTCGCTGCGGGCGATTGCGGCGGCATTGGCGGGGCAGGGGATGGTGGGCGACCGCTCGGGCAAGCCGTATGCGGCGGCGAGTGTGCGGCACATGCTGCGGGGTGGCGGCGATGCTGGTGGCGATGCCCATGCTGAGTTGCACGCCGGGGCAAGCGGTGGCATATTGCCGCAAGTTATTGAGGGGACCACCGCATGACCGCTTGCCCGACGCATGAAGTGATTGACGCCGAGTGCCCGTTTTGTACGGCGTGGGTGGGTGGGATGTCGCGGGTGGGCACCGCCGACGGCGTGGCCCTGACCGCTGTTGCCCACCCCTGCGATCCCGAGGCGCTGCCGGTCACGGCTGAAATGGTGGTGGCGGGGCGCAAGGCTTGGTACAGCGGCGACATGGGGGGTTGGGACGCGGAGTTCGCCGCCGTCTACCGCGCGATGGCCGCGCTCGCCCCCGCCCCCGCCGATCCGCCGACCAAGGAGGATGTGTCGCGATCGGCTGCGGTTTCCCGCGCGACGGCATCTGCCTACACCTGCATCGACTGCGGCGCGGCCGAGGGCGAGTGGCACAAGCGCTACTGCCTCTTGGGCGCATCAATTGCGATAGTGAGTAAACCGAAGTGAACCAACCCCCAACTAGGAGATTGACATGAACAAATACGGCGTATTCGTCAGCATTTCCCCCGACAACAGGCTCGCCCGCATCCCGGTGAGCGCCAACCGCTGCGAGGTCAACGAGCAGCACATCCTAGCTTTCTACGGCGAGGCCGACGCCAAGGTCGCGGAGTTCCACCAGTGGCACTACTGGCAGTTGGTCGACAAGATCATCGCCCCGGCGGCATCGGCGGCGGCTTGACCGGCGACCTGGCCCCGACGCCGCGGCTGCGTTTCGTGGAGCGGGATGTGCCGGATAATTCTGCCGTTTCCGGCACGCGGCGGCTGCGGATTTTGCAGCAGCTATGGCAGCAGGACGTGCCGGAATACATGCGCGGCAATGACGGCGTGTGGGTCGACGTGCCGCTGGAGGTAGAGTGATGGCGACTACACAGATACCGATATCATTGGGTGAGCGCCGCGCGCTTGCCGAGGATGATTGTTCCAAATGGACCCCACGCGAAATGCTGCAATGGCTATTGCGGGAAATGGATGGCGGCCATTTCAAGGCAGACGGTATGATGGTGTGCTACTTCAGTCGCGAGGGTGGTGGCACTACTACCGGGATGCGTCGCGCCAAATCAACCGTGATGGAAGCGGTCGCTATGGTGGAAATGGCGAAACACGACTTGTTGTCGCTGGTATCGCAGCCGTGACCAAGCAGCAACGGATCATCCGCTAAATAAAAGTCGGCCATGCCTGAGCGGCCGCACATTCCCGAAGCCCAATATCGCGCCAAGGTCGCCGCCGACCGTGCCGGCGATCGTTGGTCGATGCCGTTTTTGGACAACAAGATACCGCCGCTGCTACAGTCCGCGGAGGAACAAGCCCTGGCTCCCATCAAAACCAAACTCCGCAAGATGCGCACCAAAGCCCGCCACGCCGACCAGCTCGCCAAGTTGAACGCGGTGATGCGGCGGCAGATCAAGTTGCTGAAGGAGACGCGCGGCATTTCGAGCCAGGGCATCCAGCACCTGCCGACCGATGTCACGCGCACGCAAGTGGCGACGCTCGCCGCCATGGGCATGACCAAGAAGGGCATCGCCCGGTTCATGGGCGTGCATGTCGCTACGATTAACGAGCATTACAGCGACGAGCTCGACATCGGCCCCTTGCAGGCGAACTTGGATGTGGCGATGACGCTGCACTCGGTGGCGACCGATCGCAAGCACGCGGGCGTAATCCCGGCGGCGAAAAAGTGGTTGGAGTCAAGGGGCGACGGGCAGTGGGATGCGAAGCAGAAAATCGAACACACGAAGGCGGGGGCGGGTGAGCGCTCGGTGATCGACGTGCGCTCGCTCGACCCCGAGGAGCGCGAGCAGTTCAAGGCGCTGCTGGAGAAGATGGCGCAGGCGCAGTTGACGGATGAGCGCGTGATTGCCGAGCAAGGATTGCTGCCGCAAGGCGTCGGCCCCGCCGATGATTCGTGACCTACCCTCCGACCTCGACATCGCCGAGCACCTGCTTGAGATTGACCGGGTGGAGTGCGAGGAGAATTTATACACGTTCTTCAAGTCAGGCTGGCCGCAGATAGACACCGCCCCTTGGGTTGACGGCTGGTGCATGGAGGCGATGGCCGATCATTTGCAGGCCGTGCGCGACGGTGTTATCACGCGCCTGGTTTGCAACATCAGTCCGCGCTGCTCGAAGTCGAATCTATTTTCGGTCGCATTTACCGCATGGATTTGGGCACAACCCAACGACGGCCCAATCTGCGGCCCCAAAGTCAAAATGGTCGGCGCGTCCTACGCATCGCAGTTGAGTCTGCGCGACAACCGCAAGTGTCGGCAGTTGATTGAGTCTGACTGGTATCAGAAACGATGGGGCCGTCGATTCCAGTTGACCAGTGACCAGAATACCAAGTCACGCTTCACGAACGACAAAGGAGGGGAAAGGCTCATTACGTCGATTGATGGCACTGGCACTGGCGAGGGAGGTATGTGCATTTTGATTGACGACCCGAATTCCGTCGACGACGTAGACAGTGAGGCCACCATTGAGCGCGCGATCAACTGGTGGGACGGCGTCATGCCGACGCGTCTCGACGATCAAAAAACCGGCGCCTACATCATCATTCAACAGCGGACGTTTGAGAACGATCTCACCGGCCACGTTTTGGAAACCGAAGGCGATGACTGGGTTCACCTGATGATCCCGATGCGCTATGAACCTGAACGCTCCTATCACACCGTCATCGGCTGGAAAGATCCGCGCACCGTTCCCGGCGAATTGATGTGGCCGGAGCGGTTTGGAGAGCGCGAGGTCAAACGATTAGAGCGGAAGCTTGGTCCGTATCGGGCAGCTGGTCAGCTACAGCAACGCCCCGAGCCCGCCGGCGGCGGCATCATCGAGCGTCAATGGTTCGGCCTCTGGGAATCCGACGCCTACCCGCCCATGGACTACATTTGCGCGATGCTCGACACCGCCTACACCGAGGAAGACTACAACGACCCGTCCGCCATGATCATCTTAGGCGTGTTCACCCCGAAGAAGACGCGCGACAACGCGGCCACCACGGCGGCAATCACCATGACGCGCGACGCCGCCGGGCATTTGAGGTTCAAGCGCAAGCCATACTCTCAAGTCAATCAGCCCCACGGCGTGCCGCACGTCATGCTCATGTATGCGTGGCGCGAGTGGCTCAAGCTCCACGATTTAGTCAAAAAAGTCGCAGAGACGGCGAAGCGGTTTCGCATCGACATGCTGAAAATCGAAAACAAGGCGAGCGGCATCAGTGTCGACCAGGAAATACGGCGGCTGTATCGCAACGAAACTTTCGGCGTGCAACTCTACGATCCCAAGAGCCAGGACAAGACGGCGCGGTTGATTTCGGTGCAGCATCTGTTCGCCGAAGGGCTGGTATACGCGCCCGGGACGCAATGGGCCGAAATGGTCATCAACGAAGTCTGTCAATACCCCAAGGCCAAGCACAAGGACTTGACCGACTGCGTTTCGATGGGCATGCGGCACCTGCGCGACGTGGGCTTGCTGGCCCGCTCCACCGAGATCGAGGACGACGAGGAAGCGCTGAAGGTTTACCCCGGCGGACGCGAGGCGAGCCTGTACCCGGTGTAATTTTTACACTGGCTTGACATTCTGCTATTTTGTGTGCCATGCAAAACGGCCATCCCGTCTTAGCCGCATCCCCGCGCGCCACCGTCCCCGCCAAATGCACTGTGGACCGCGCCGGCAAGTATCGTTGGTGGGTGCGCGTATGGTGCGAGATGGGTGCGTTTCGTGGCGAGTGGCGCCGCTACGAGATTGTGGCCCCGACCGATGACGAAGCGGCGCACAAGGGTCTCACGCAGTTCGAGGCGGAGATGTGGCTGAGGCTCAATTAATTGAGCGCCGTCCCCCACAACATGCGCTTGGGCTTGGCCGCCCCTGCCGAGCCGCCCGACCCTGACGCGCCCGACATCATCGTCGACTTCGACGCCGACCCCGCCGACCAGCCGACTCTGGATGAGAACGGCAACGTCATCG